GTAGTCATCGTCGACGCAAACAAGTTCGCCTCATCAGCTTCATCAGCCGTGAACACCGGATAGATCGTCGCACCAGAAGTATGTGTCGAAGCAGTCGTATCATCCTGCGCACGAACCAAAGTCAAAGTAGAACCCGAAATAGTTGCCGAACACTTCTCCTCAGACGAAGTACCTGGATCAATAACAACAATAAACGGAACAGCCGCAGTAGCAGGCCAACCCGTAGTCGCAGTCAAAGTTACCGAAGTATCGGAAACAGACAACGCGTTCGTTGTCGTAGTCTGTGCTGCCGCACCTTTATATTGTCGTCTAGTTACTGCTGCCATAAGTCTCCTGAAGTATACACTACGCTACTGAACGCATAATAACAGTAGCAGTTCCTTCCCAATCCCAACGATTATGAACATTTGAGTCATCCAAAACTTCGAACTGTACGTTCTCAACAATCACCGAAAAAGTAGCCTCATTCTCCTGATAGGCAACAATACGCGGGTTATCTACCATGTCCCGCAAAAACTGCATCTCAGCGTCAACATCCTGGAAGTATTCCCTGCCACGAATATTCACTTTGTGGTGCATCAACAAAGGCACCGAAAAGATTTGTGAACGCAACGGTGCAGCATAAGCACGACCCATCCACCTAGTCACCTCAGGGCCAACAGTATTACTTGTCCCCGACCTACCCAGAGTGATCTTGATTTCTGCCTCAAAAATTTTGTCTTCTAAACCTGTAATCGTTTTATCTTTACCTTCCGACAACGTGTAAGCCTGGAAGTCGTGGTACGAACCGCCATCAGATTTGATAGACAACGTGATAGAACCATCCAAAGGTCGGCAACGCAAATCAAGTTTAGGAATAAACTTTGCGTCAGGAACACCCCAACGGAAAATACCTGACTCATAAAACCCTGACGCAACAAGATCAGTTGCATGTTCAACATAGATACCTAAACCGACAACAACAAACACAGGTCGACCATTGATCGTATTAACCGAACTAACCGTACCCTGACCTGTCACCATCAGATCCGAAGCGTAAGCAGGCTGATTCGTTGCGATGAACACACTCAAATCAAGACGACCCAACCCTGTCGAAGTTGCATCAAAGTTTGTGTAATTAAACCAAACAAATCTTCCGTTACCTGAGAACGAAGTAACCGAACCACCTGTAGTGATAAGCGCACCAACAACAAGATTGCCTTCAGTATCAGACGTAGCCACACGGATACCCTGCGTAGTACCAATCAAAATATAGTTCAAGTAAGAATCCAAACCAGTAATTACTTCACCGGCAGGAAGTTCAGCAGCAACAATCGGAGTATCCAAAGACGAAGCATCAGCTTTAATAGTTGTCCGATAAATAAGCGACTGATTACCTGCGAACCCACCCATATAGATATGGTTCTGCCCGCCAGCGAAACCAACCCAACGGAACCCTGTGTTCCCGTGAGTGAACAACGCTGACCCTGGACCGCCACTAGAAGTAAAGTTGTATACAGCGTTATCAAGCGAAGCCATCAAACGGCCTTTAACATAACTTAAATTAACAAACGTGTTTGAACCCGTAATGTAAGAACTGAACGCATCAGTACTTGTAGTCACATTATGGACACCGCTACCTGTGAACGCAACAAACACGTTGAACCCGTCTGTCGCCATACCTGTAACAGCACCACCAGGTTCACTCGTGCAGTTCGTAAACGTCGACAAATTAGTTGTATGTTTAACATCAACACCAGTCGCGACATACAGCCGTGTACCGACAGTTAACGCCCGCAAAGTAGCAGCCGCATCAGCCAACACCTGCGAAGTGTCTTTCAACAAAGTCACTTCACCCTTATCCCAAACGTTCACACCTTTAGAAGTATTGAAACGGAACGCCTCAGCATCAGCAGTATCCGAATAGGTTTGACCCGCACCATAATGCCAAGACGACTGCGATCTACGCCACAAACCTTGCGGGTTAATAGCAGACTCACCAGGTTCAGCAGACTGGTCAACCGAATCACGGACACGCGCATCATACTGACGTTGAAACGAACCAGCTTTCAAATCAATCAGATAAGGGCGACCATTGATCGCAACAGGGAAAACATCTGGAACAAGATTTGTTGCACCCGAACCTGTGTAATATGCGGGCGCAGGAAAAAACGCGCTACTAAAATCGCCAATATAAGCAGCCATCGGCTACTTCCTAAAAACTAGAGGATACTGCTGTTTTAATCGTGCCGCTTCAGCAACGATACGTTCACGACGCAAACGTTGAATGTTTGTTAGAGAATCCCGTGTCGAACCTGGCGGCACTTCTTCCGACCTGCGGGTATCGCCCTGCGACTCAATGAAGTTACGTTTAATTTCACGGCCATTCATCATCCGCAAAATGACACCCATCTCAATAATGTCCTCGCAACTGACCGGCAGGAACGCTACCGTTTGCATATCGTTTGCTTCAGCGGTCACACGGGTGAACTCCCGTTTCGTGACAACACGCAAAGTGCCAGCCATAACAGCCTCATCAAAAACTATGGCGATACCTGACGCAAAATCTGCTGTCGGTAAATTACGTTGCAACCTGACTTTACGGATCACCGGATAGTCGTCAGCCAAATAACGTAACCGGACATCCAACAAATCGATAACCCCCGAAGCGGAAGTCAAGTTGATTTGGCGGTCAGAACCGTTGTAACTGATGTCTTGTGCCACGACACGGAACAAGCCGTTCACCGTGGAACTCAGATCGTCAAGGTCGGCGTTCAAAGCATCCAACATTTGTTGGCGTGGGAACCGTGGATTAACTACCGCTACCGCGCCAACCGTGTGCGCTGCTGCTGTCGTGCCGTCGTACCCTCGTTGAACTTCTAAAGTTTTTGTTGCACTAAGAGCAGTCCACACATACATCAACTCGGAATCAATCTCAATGACTGACCCTTCACGGAACCCACCCAGATCGTAGGACAGCACAATAGAAGTGTCTGCCGAAGAAACCGTTGTCGCTAACTTGTTTCGTTCTTCAACGGTTCCCGATAAAAGTTGGCGACTGGCTCTCGTGATGAGTGCGCCAGCAGTTGACATCTGTTAGTAGTTTTTTGCTTTCTTCATCGGCATACCAGTTTTCTTGGCTGCCTTCTTAGCGTCAGCTTTACCCTTTTTCGTGTATGGAAACTTCTTTTTTCCCACCATTGGCATAATCGTTGCTCCGTTTCAGAATCTCGAAAGACTCAATATAGTTTGCTCTAACCAATATATCATAGACACCGTTGTTCACTATATAGTCAACCCCTGGCACAAAATCCCAATGATCGTTGTTAATCCCAGCCTCACAAACACGGTTCACCCGAATTTTTACATGACCAACAAACGGTTCATAAACAGGGTTCTCAATGATTTGCCCAACCGGTAAAACATCTATCAATTTTTGGCACGACTCAACCCAACTGTATTCAGCAACCCGATCAACCCGCCCCAACGCCTCAGCCTTATACCTGTCAGAATCCCCGCAGACACCTCTCAGAGCCTCTACAAGCGCATTAAGGTCAGGTTCATCCCAGCATCCCTCAAAGTTGACTATCTCGTAAGCATGGCACTCCTGTGACGTTACAGGGATAACCACAGACGCAAGATCGGCGTACTGTGCCTGCCCCGATGTCGGCGTAATAATCGTAGGGATACCCATAGCCATAGCCTGCAAAGGCATCAACCCAAACCCTTCGCCACGGCTCGCCGCAATAAAACAATCAGCCTGATTAAACCAATCAAACTGTTCCTGTTTAGACATCCACCCCGTATGAATAACAATGTTCGAAGGCCAACTGCGTTGAGGTACGAACCGTTGCATTGGCACCTTAATGTGCAACTCTGCGTCAACGCCAGCCTTCTCAAACGCTTTAACAACAACATCTAAACCTTTACGCAGCCACATCGAACCACCGGCATTAAACCTAAACCTTTTGTTTGCAGGTCTAGGTGTCGGTTTCCAATAATCAATGTTCACCCCTAGTGGCACTACAGAAACATTGTCGGAATACTGTGCAAACAGTTCACGGTTATGTTCACACGGAACAATAATCTGATCGTAACTATCCAAAAACCTGTAATACCTCTCAGGCAGTTTAGTTGTTTCCCACATCGTATAAAGCGCACGATATTGTCCACGCAAAAACCCGTGAACCCTAGACGGGTCATACATCAACACCGCAACAGAAGCCTGATCGTGTAACTGCACATCGGCAGGCAACCCTGACCTGAACCCTTCCAACATCGCACCATACCCGTACTTGGATGCTTCAGTACCGAACCAATACTGGTAGTTCATTGTAAACGCCCCCTAATTTCGGTTGTAGAAATCGTTTTCGTATAAGGCACAAACACTATTTGAATTCTATGTTCAGATAACCATTCTTCGCTGAACCCCATCTGTTTACAGTAATCTTTGTTCCGCCAATCATCACCGACCACGATTACGTCTGGCATCACGGAAAGAATCGCAACCTTAGAATCCGCCCCGCCAACGTTAACGACCACATCATCAACGAAACGGCATGAACGCAAAACTGCAACCCGTTCATTCAACGACATCACCGTAGGCTGTTTATAGAAATTAGAAAACTCGTCAGTATTAACAGACACCGTTACCCGACCACCATTGGCGATTCGATGACATTCTTTTAACAAGTTGACGTGTCCGTAATGAAACAAATCAAATGTGCCACCCGTATAAACACGCAACCTGCGGCCAACCGACCACACACCAGAATGAAAATTATCGCTCATGCGTTTTGATAGTTCCATGACCACCAATGTTTTTTGTTAACAAACGTGCGACCAATGCTTTTATGCAAATCCAACAAATACTGATTCATTGAATGACCAAAATTCGGAAACGGAAACAGATGATCTCTGCCCACAACAACATACGGTTTTTCGGCTACCGTCACCGTCACCGCCCCAACTCCAGCGCAACAAATCACGTTCCTAGAATCCAAACCTTGAATCCCAACATACGGGTCCAATATGTTTCGCCGCCAAACATTCACGGTGCAAAGCGTAGAAGCAATAACCATCCCTTTGTCTTGCAAACAGTCAACCCAATCAACCATTAAACCATCAAACCCGAACGGCACCTCACCGTGTTGCGCACCTACATGAATGATCCTGTCCTGACCTTTTATCATCCGTAACGTCGCGTCAACAGCCCCAGGCAACATAACGTCATCGTCACCAAACACCCACAAATACTCGCCACTACCAGCAACCAAACCACGCAAACAGTTACCGTCAGCACCAACGTTCAGATAGTTGTGCAAATATGAAACCTGTAGTTCTTTACACAAATCACGGGCAGAACAAGCGGCATCGTTGTCGGAAACTATTAACTCACATTGATTAGTTAGTTGAGGAATTATTGAGTTCAGACACGCCGATAATTCTGGCCGTTGAAATGTCGGCACATAAATTGTTAAAAGCATTTAGCCAACAACGTTGGTTTTGTCAGGCAAAATACCTGTAGCAACCTGCCAGTTCTCCTCAGCACGTTTCTCAACAATCGCAGCACCATCAATAGATTTAGGTTGCTGACCATCCTGACGCAACCGGTGATAAGCGTCAAGGTCTTTATCTAACACACGTTCCTTCTCAATGATCCGTTTAGATTCAGGTTTGCGTGTAGGCATAGCCTCAGCAGAAACATTGAAATGTGCGATACGACAACCGAAGCAACCTTCAACATCTAACCCTGGATGAGTTTCCCTGTGTTTCATAAACCCCTTAGAATGTTAAGCCACCACCATCATAGTATGCGGCACCACCACTAAACCCTTGACTGAAACTTCGGATAACAGAATCAAAACCACCAATAGTGATTTCACCGAACTCAAGATCATCTAACGCAATGTTCGCATCCTTACCACCAGAACCACCGTTAGCTATCGAAATCAAAGAAAGAACATGGTTAATACCACGGCCAGTAGTGCCAGCAATTTTGTTTAACGCAAACAACAACTCTTTACCAGTAGTGCCAGCCAAAACGTTTGCGGCATGTTGCGCTTCTTTGCCTACCGTACCGGCAAGACGATTAATGTCCCTTTGAAAACTCATGTAATGTTCGCCCCATAACCTGCCGCTGTAAGATCAGCAGCCTCAGCAGCAGTAATCGTATGCTCATGACCGCCATGATACGTAATAGCGACAGTTGACATATCGCCAGGCTGATTCTCTGTGAACGACAAATCAGTTAACTTGTACACGTTACGACCCCGATCCCCAGGATGCAAATACCTGAACAACCGATGCTCAATCGAAGAATCATACGGATCAGCCCAACGAACCAACTCATCTGTTGGTGGAATAAATGTTGCCATAACTAAATCATAACATGAAGCAGGGCCAGGACAGAAGGGGAACTGCCTGGCCCTACATTCATTTATTAACTTACTTCAACTAGATGGGTTTATGCGCCACCAAGTGAAGACGATGTGTTGAGAACACGGATAGCTGCCTGACGGAAAATTCCGTAGCCACCCAACCAGTACCAACCAACCGGATTGAACCGCATCAACGAGTCAACCACTGGACCACGCACAACCTTCGGATATGCTCCGTTGCCGTCTGTGATCGAGTGTGCCTTCGCCAATGATTGACGACCCATGATAATTGTCTGATAGAGGTCAACTGTTGAAGCCGATCCACCAGTCAAATCCAATGGTGCGCGAGGTGTTTCAATGAAACGAATTGACTCAAATGCGCCAATTTCGCCATTGTAAATACCTGCTGTATCCACATAGTTATGCGGGTCACGCCAAGACGCTGCACCGGTTTCGCGGCGAAGATCGTACGAAACGTCTGGGTGAATGAAACCCATGTACATTCCGTTGAATGACTGTGCCTTTGAACCACGCAACTGTGCTGTAGCGATACGAACATCGTTCGCTTCAATGATGTCTTCTGCTTGAACTGTGGCGTTCGATGTTGGGGTTGTTGAACCGCCACCACCGTAAATCACGTTCGTTGCAGCCTTCAAAACGTTAGCGACAACAGTATCGATTGACGATCCTGCGTTGTAACCGATCAAGTTGGCTGCAACAGCATCAACGTCAAGGAACGAAGTTCCACGAAGTTTTGCTGTCGTGTTAATTGTGTTGCCGTACTCTGCGAGAGTAACTTCAACTTGACTGTCCGCCATTGTTGTCGGAGTCAAATCGGTTGTTTCTGCGAGTGTTGATGTTGCGTCAGCGAGTTCAGAGAAAATCGTGAACTTAACTGATGAACCAGGCATTGCTTGTGCAACAGGTTGAATGTCTGCTGCAGCGTCAAAAAGCATTTCTGCGCGAAGCGCGAAATATGCGATTTGATCAAACGCTGCCTGATCGACTGATAGGGAACTTGCTTGTGTAATTGCCATGACCTTTGAGGTCTTTCTCCCCAAAGACTTGCTTTGAGGCTAGATGTTTTGTGATGCCTGACTTGCTTGAGTCAATACCTGCATAACTTCTTCTTGAGATTTGGCGTTACGGATTTTGGTATTCCAATCCACTTCAGGTTCGCTGTTATCACCGAAACTTTTTGCCTTTGACACCCTGTTCCAAGCATTTTGTTCTGCCTGAACTTCCGGTTTCACTTGCGTAGCACCAATGAGATTCACTTCCTGGGCGGCTTGTCGGATCGCTTCTGCTGTCATTTCGCCTTCGTAACCTTTAACAAAGTAGCGTGAAGAAGGTGCGTTAATATCAACGCCTGCTTCCACAAACGCCAACTTGCGTTGGGCTTCTGTTGCTGCTGACAGTTTGGCTTCCAGTTCTTTGTTCTTCGCTTCAAGATTTCGAAGCTGTGCGCGTACTGGATTCCGTTCAACCTGGTCCTTAGCGTC